ACTACCGCCGCCGTTTGTAACAGTTATGGTAGGCACTGAGGTGTAATTTTTACCAATATTAGTAATATTAACAGTTTGAATTGCACCATTAAATACAGAAGCAGTAGCTGTAGCACCTGATCCGCCACCACCACTTATAGTAATAGTAGGAGGCACAGCAGAATTATATCCAGAACCACCATCTACAATCGTGATACTAGAAATATAGTTTAAGTATTCAGGTATTTGATGTGACATTAATAGCCTTCAATCTCAGCAGTAACTGATATGTCTAGTCCTCTACGTGATCCTGTGACGGTATTCAATGCGCTAGTGTCCAAAGTCAACACTGTGTTTTGAGATGCTTTTGCTACAACTGGTCCAGTAGATGTCTCGGACGTTCTATTCAATACGGACGTGCTTATATCTTTTGAGTCGTCATGTGGTCTAGTTCTAAATTTTATTTCAGTGTCCGTTCCGTACAAAGAAGTAACCATAATACTACCAAGTGTCAACTTACCTGTATCATAGTCAATAGTTCCTACATTTTGTAGTTTTGTTCCTGATGAATCTACTAGATATACAACACCAGAACCATTGTATTCTGGCGCAACTACGTCAGAATTAGGAATATCTTGAAACTTTACTTTGTAGTTAATGGTGTTTAGTGTCGCATTAAACCAAGTACTATGCAACTCTCTAGGCTGCACTCTACTATTAAAACTGAATGTATAATTTTTATCAACATTGAGATTTGCTTCAATTCTCTTCTGTAGCGTAGGAGTAATGTTTACAGAGATAATTGAAGGCGATACTGCCTTTACTATATTGTGTATCCGTGAATAATAAAAATTCTTATTCAATTGATTCAAATCTGTATTGAAGTAATTACTAATTGCAGTCGAAACGGCATTGCTGATTTGACCAGAGGTGAGAGATGTTTTTGATGGATCATACACAACACCCACTTTGAGACCGATGTAAGTATACTCAGGATCTACAAATTCTGGTAATATTGCAACTGGTGCCCGAGGAGAAACAAGACTAGTAATAATACTATCTTTAACTTCTTGTGTAATTATTTGTCCTTCCACAGGAGAAAGAGAAATAAACACTTTACCGTAAATTGGAGGATCGTTATTTTCTCCGCCCCAGACTGAAGCTGACTGTACGCTAGGATTGTCGGCTAGTATAAGACTTCTATAATCAGTAGCAGTTACCATTCTTTCTTTTGTCTGATTGAAGATCGGCGCTGTTTTTCTAATACTGTCAATACTTTCTTTTTCTGCACCCCCAAGAGCTGCTGTCACATTTGAAAATAATTTATCTTCTCCTGAGCCAGTCAACGTAGTTGCATTTGTAAAACTTTTTGCCCCGTTAGGAAGTGAGCCGTTTGAAACAATATAATCAATAATAACTATATTACCTGCTTCCAATTTTTTGCCAAAAACATCGTCTCCAAAACGAAGAACATAGTTACCATGAACTTCTTCTTCTAAGAAATATACTTTATCTTTATCCTTTAAATCGAGAAGAGATTTGGTTTCTAAAAAAGTTTCTACTGTTAAATTGGTTGTAGACTTTTGCACCCTAACACGAATAGATGATGTATCCACATTACTGTTAGGTAAAGTTATTGGTCCAGATAAAGAATTAGCATCTATCAAAAAACTATTGGATACACGAGTACCTTCTTTTAGTTCTAAATTATCGAAGAAAAATTTATCTACTCCATCAAATGTTTGACGAGTCGCAGTAACATCTTTAGATGGGTAAAATTTGTATGAGTTACCATCGATTGTGCTAGTAAAAACTGTATCTCTCGACAAAGTATAGGTTATATCAGTATATGAAGATGCGGGAGTAAGATAAAAATCAACGTATCCTGTTGATGATCTTCTTGATCTAGGCGTGTATCCTAATGACTTGGCGATAGAGACTACCGAACTTCTCTTAATTGCACTATCAAGAAATGATTCGTTTGCCAACATATGAGCAAGAACTGCATTATAATGCGTATTATACGCTAATGTGTCCAAAAGAACAGACAGTGCTGAGCCTTCAAAATCGTAGTCGCTAAACTCGTCTTGAGCTTGCATGAAGGTTTTTAATGACTGCTTTATATTAGCAAAGTCTAATTCTGTTACATTTAATTGTGCCATTAGTCTACCTTAATCTTTTTAGGCTAGTCGTTAATATTTGAGGTATATCTACGCCAACAACAGTATATCTGAGAGTGACCTCGTATTGGTTTCCATCGTAGTCAGGAGTAACAACAACTGAATCTACTCTAGCTCTAGGTTCGTAAGATGATATAACATTTTTTACAGAATTTTGCAGCAATGCTGCTAATGTACTAGACATCTGTTCGAACAAAAAGCCTCTTAGATTAGCGCCCTTATCAGGTGCAAACGGCCTTTCGTAGAAGTTTGTACTTAGTAGAATCAATATAGATTGCTTGACTGCATTTACATCTAGCTTCTTAGCAACATCTCCAGTTACAGGATTTGCTGTGAAGTTCAAATCAAGGTCTTTATATATTCTTGATACTTTTAAAGTTTCTGTTGTCATATGCGTATTTATAACAGTTTACGTTATATTCCTATGCTATTAGGTATTTCAACATTAATAAAGTTTTCTGCTTCTTCTTTTTTCTTTTTCACTGCATCAATTCGATATACAAAATCTTTTATTTCTGGTATTTGTATTCCTAACAAATCTGCAATAGGACTTCTTTTCGGCGTAATTATAGGTGTTCCTTTAAGAACTAAGCCGGCGCCGTCTTCTTCAAAGTTCGGTATCTTCTGACATAGATTATTTAAATCGAGAGCACCATCTTTAAGTAGTTGTGGAATTTTTTGAATATCAATATCACCTAAATTTAATCCTGAATATTTTGTCGAAAGATTTTTGACTTCATTCGCAATGTCATCTGCTGCAAGTTTTGCGTTTAAAATATCAGAAGCAAAACTTTGAATATCAGATTGTAGTCCTTTTATTTCTTCTGGTATCTCAATCTCTGGCAAATATTCTTTCAATTTACTTGTTACCAACTCTTGTATAGCGGCTGCATCAGATGCCATAGCTATAATAGCAGCGGCATCTGCAATTGACTGATTTTGAGCAGGAGTAATTGGTATTTTATCAATTAGCTTGTCTATTATATCATTAGTACTGCCGATAGATTGAGTCAGTTCTACTAACTTTTCAGTTGCTCCACAACTCATATTTTACTCCTTATGGTGCAGGTGTGCCTGTTAGAGGAGCCGCTGATCCTCCAACAGTATGTTTGTGGGTACCGAGAATAATGCTACCTTGTCTTACTATTGTTCCTGATGCAGTTCCTACTACAGTTAAGTTACCTGTTATAGTGTATGCTCCAGTGTGTGAAGTAACTCCTGTAATATTTCTAGAAGCTGCAACAATTGTCTGTAGAGGCGTTGTAATCATCTGTGACGCAACAGCAGATAATGTCTGTACTGTGCTTGCTTCAACTAATTGTACCGCAGCAGTTACTGTTTGATTCAATGCAGCAGACAATGACATATTCAAACTCAATGCTTTGAAATCACCAACAGGAGCATTCATACTGACATTGCCAGTAGTACTCATGACCTTATATCCTAAAATTGATGTGTGCGAAGTTGAACCTACTGATATGCTTGTCACATTTCCTCCTATCGTTGCAAAAGAATTGCCTCCAACGGTAGTAGTACTGTCTTTGATAACAGAATCTGTTTTACTGCCACCAACTCGGAGTGCTTGATCTCTCTTGATAGAAGAATTTTGTCCAGACAATACTTCAGTTAAATCATTGCCTATAACCTTAGTAACTCTATTACCTGCTACTGTAGTGAATAAGTTGCCGCCAATTTCTTGATACATGTCTCCAGTTACGAGCATTCGTGCATCGCCGCCGATAGTGACATCACACGACCCTTTGATATAAACTTTTTTGTCTTTTAGTGTTATCTCGTATTCATCACCTACGACTTTGGTGATCTTTGAGCCGTCTGCCTGAATTTCATAGAATGTTCCAGCAGTATGGTATTCGTGTATTCTTTCATTGTTCGGTGTGTCATCTATCTCAAATACGTGACCGCCTTCTGTCTCATTCACTTTGTTGTAAGGATAAACAGAACATTTATTATCAAAATTTGGCTGTTGATTTGACGAATTATAGGTATAACTAGCATCACCAAATCTAGGATGTGGCTCTTCCCACACTTCTCTATCGTATACTGCTCCTGGTATGTCAGATGCAACAGATTCAACATGAGGAGCTGCTGCACGTGGAATCGCTTCTTGTCTCGCTGCTCTTTTGTTTGCTAGGCTTACATGACCTTCTGCAATCGCATTTCTTGCTAGTCTAGATAAATCAGATTCTTGAAGTCCGTTGAGACCTGTGCCAACTTCACTTCTTGGATACTTGCCAGAAGGATCAGAAAAGCCAATGTCTTTGTCTCTTTTATTTCTTGGCTTACCTGGCAAAGTTCCTATAATAATAGGGAGTTGTTCGTCTTCTCCATCACTAAAAAATCCAAGAACAGTAGTACCTTGAACAAATGATGGAGTCTCACCTATACCTGATATTCCTGGAGAGGTTGTAGGCGTTACAGGTACTGCCCAAGGCAAGTCTACTGTTGGTAGTTCATTTTTATCTTCAGTATGATATCCTATTATTCGTACACGGCATCTGCCGAGCATAGCAGGATCTGCTCGATCTTCAACAATACCTACCCACCAATTAAACTTAGGATACATATTATTCTTCTCCACTCATATCAACACTATCCGGTGAATCAGAGAGCCCATTCTTAATCATTTCAACTGTCATAATATGTCTGTCTGCATTGAATTTGTGATGTATAGCTGATATTATGTACAGTCCTGATAGCATAGGATCCAAAACAGTACTAGTAGATCCAGCAGTTGGAGCTTCAGCAGATGGATACAACAGACTTATTACATGCCCAACATTGATATCAGTTCTGCCAGGTAAAGTCGCTTCAAACTTGTAATTTTCAAAGGAATTCAAATAACTTTTTCTATTACTTATTCTATCTACAATAGTCTGAGCTGTTGATCCCGCAGGCAAATCTTCTTCATCTGTTAGTCCAAAATCATTGTATAGACCAGTATTCTGTGAATAGTATGTCTTGTTAGATAGAGCATTTCTTTTAAGATTCGGTGGCAATATATTAGTAGGTCCAGTTTTTTGAAATTTATCCATGTTTTCAATAAAATCAAAATCACTACGAACAATCTTCTTTGTATAGAAATCATACCCGGCTATCGTTGAAGCAAATGCGCCTCTGTTATTACCATCAAGAGTATCGATACTAGTTAGAAGTTTTAAATTCTCAATTGCTGTCATTGAAGAAGGAAACTGATTGCCTACATATGTTAGAGATGGATTGATCCTTCGTGGCATTTTTGCACCATTTCTTTCTAATACATACTCATCAAAAATTCCACCTTTTATCTGAGCATCAATCAAAGACTCAATACTTGCAAAATAAAATGATTTATTTGTCTCAAAGAATAAGTAATCAGAACCGTTGAGAGTGCTGCCTTTTGCTCGCTTGGCGACAAAGTTCATATTCTTAAAAGGAGACCAGTAATTTGAAGTGTATTTTATTCTGCTTACGTGTGGAGTATCAAATATTATCAAAGGCCTATCAACTTCGATATATTCCTCATATATTTTTTTTGACTACTGCATCAGTAGAATCATTATAAGATTTGCCCACAACTGTAGTCTGGTTTTCATACCCTTCAGGAGATATGAAAGATATGTTGTAAAACTGAGATCTGTCATCGTTTAGAATTCTATCGTATATTGCATATACTTGAAATGTTTTCTGTATTACGTTTTCAGGTGAATCTTCAAGAGTGGGTGTTCTGAATTTCACTGTAATAAATTCATTGCCAACGATAGGCAAGTTTGATATCAAGTTTGCAGCATCAGCAAGGATAACATTTCCAGTCATGCAAAAAGAAAATAAATCTTCGTAAAGATTTATTTCCATCATAAAGTCAGTGATGTCGGCAGTTGCTTCAGTGCTAGGACTAGTGATAAGCAATTGCTCTATTTTATAATCACCTGCATGTATTAGTGATTCAGACGAGGAATCCATATTACTGATCCATTAAACTTTTGTATTTGTTTATGAAACCAGCTAAAAAGTCATTTCTTAGTATTAATATCTGTCTCTTTTTTTCGTTCTCATCAACTTCATAGTCTATATTTGAAACTGCTTCTATGCTACCGTTAGCAATACCTACCGCATCATAATCAACTATAATTGTTATATCATCTGCTAGGCGATAGTGATGGTCTTTACCAGAATTGCCAACACCATGTTTAGATTCTGTATATGCAAAAATTTCTTCTTGTCTTTTTGGCCACTCTTCGTGTACGTTGACAATATCGTTTACGGTCAAAAGAATCCAATGGTAGTTAGAAGATCCATAAAGATTATTGGCTATTATATCAGGAGTTTCTCCGTTTTTAACATAGTAAGCCTCTAGTGCTGCTCGACTAGTTAGTTTTCTATCAAGACCTACTCGCTGAAAGATGTCTTTCGTATTAATAGTTTCGCCGTTTGCTTTGTACGAAATTTTTGGCATCGCTTTAAAAAACATTAGTAACCTTCCGCTATTCTATCATTAGTTAGGGTTTCAAGTTCTGTGAACGCCAACTGCATGTTTATCTCTGCTGGTGCACCTCTCGTGCCTTTAAATGTAGTAAATGCGTCTTGATTGCCGTATGTTATTTTTATATCTGTTAGCGCACAAGAAGAAATTTTACTTAGATGTGTATTTTCTTCTCCTTTGTACATATACTGTATATTAAATTCTGATGGATATTCTAAGAATAGACCGGTAGGATCATTCTCTGGATGCATGTGATATTTAAAAAGTCGGATTATTCTTTGTACTTCATTGTATTCCGTTTCATTTCTAGGAACAAACTTATAGTTGAATGCGAACTGTCTAAAGCCCATGTTAGAGAATAGTTGCTCTTTATATGGATTAGCCACTTTACCAGATGCTAAGTCCAGAGATGCTCCTATTTCGCCTGTAATCCCTAAACCAGATGGCAATGAAGCCGCAGCTTTTATTGCCCCTCTAGCAACAAGGTCACCAACACCGCCAGCAGTACTCAAAAGACCTTCTTTATCGAACAACTCGCCTACGCCGGCTAATGCACCGAGTTCTTTGTTTTCCCAGTTTGCTGAATATTGAGCAACAGGAGGAGCTGCAACGTGAAGTTCTATTACTCCTAGAGTTCTGACTTTGGTGACTGTTTCTATAACA